CTACGACGACATGATGGAAATGGAGATCGCCGAGTCGATGGTCGATCCCGAGTTCGTTGTCGAGGCCATCAGCGAGGCTGACCTGTGCGTCCTGGGCACGATGTTGTGCCAGGCCCGTGGCGCCGAGGTGGCGAAGCGCGATGCCAGCATCGTGTACCGCGAGATCGGGGCGTGGGTGATGAAGACGGTGGTGGACTACACCACCAAGGTGAAGGACCAGGACGTGCGGGATCGCTGCGTGGACATGGGGGCAACGGCATGAGCGTCTACTACGTCAGCCGCGAAGAAACGACGCCCGACGAGCCGCGCTGCGGCTGGTATTTCGCGACGGAAGAGGGCGAGTGCCATGGGCCCTATTCAGAGCGAGCCATGGCCGAAGAGGCTGCACAGGAATGGGCGCCCACCGTCGAGGAGATCGCTGCATGACTCCCCTCTCCCACCCCGTCCGCGCCGCTGACTTCCCCCCGCACACCCGCGTGGTGGACGTCGTGGCCCTGCTGGCTCGCCAGGGCATGGCCCTCCGTTCCACCCGCATGGGACTGATCGCCATCCGTCGCCGCAGTCAGGGGGTGCCGCCCCGTGCTGCGTGAGCCCATCGAAGTGCAGGCCACCGTGCTGACCAACAACCCGGCCACAGCCCGGGCGCTGAAACAGCAGATCAAAGCCATCGCCCGCGAGTTCGGCACCGATGCCGAGGTTGCGATCTGGCACCCCATCACTGCCCGGGGATTGCTCGGGCGCATCTACCGCGCTCTGAGGGCGCGGGTTCATGTAGCGAACACCACTGAAGGAGCATGACATGCCTCTCAAGATCGTAAAGGCTTCCGACCCCATCACCGTTGAGCAGATCACCACCTGCTTGTATGGCCCCCCGGGGATCGGAAAGACCTCCCTGGCGTTCACCGCGAATGCTCCGCTGCTGATCGACTTCGACAACGGCGCGCACCGGGCGGAGAACCGCAAAGACACCGTTCAGGTGGGCAAGTGGAGCGAGGTCGAAAGCATCACCGCCGAGGATCTGGCGCCCTACCAGACGGTGATTGTCGACACTGCCGGACGCGCTCTGGACGTCCTGACCGCCGACCTGATCCGCAAGGATTCCAAGATGAAGGGGCGCGGTGGCGCCTTGTCGTTGCAGGGGTACGGGGCACTCAAGACCTCGTTCATTGGCTGGTTGAAGCTGCTGCACTCGTTGCGGAAAGACGTGGTGTTGATCGCTCACATGGACGAGCAGCGCAACGGTGACGAAGTAATCGAGCGCCTGGACGTCCAGGGCGGCAGCAAAGGCGAGATTTACAAGGTGGCCGACGCCATGGGGCGCCTTCTGATTGCTCAAGGGGCGCGGTGGCTCAACTTCAACCCCACCGACACGGCATTCGGAAAGAACCCGGCCCAACTCCAGGCCATGCAGATTCCGCACCCTGAAAAAGACCCGGCGTTCCTCGCTGGCGTCATCGCCGGAATCAAGAGCAAGCTGAACGAGGCCAGCGAGGCAGCAATGGCGGAACAGGCCAGGGTGAACGAGCTGCGGGAGAGCTTCCAGCAACTCGACAGTGCCGAGGCATTCACCGAAAAGGCCAAGGAGCTTGCTTCGGCAGAGCCCAAGATCAAGGGAATCCTGAACGCCACGGCAGAAGCCAAGGGCTTCATCTACGACAAGAGCAACAAGGCCTTCATCGTCCGCCAGCCAGAGGCCGCGTGATGAGAGTCTCGGTATCTGACATCGACAGCTTCCTGTATTGGGAGCGCCAAGAGGACGGTGACACGGAGGCGCTTGTGCGCAGACTGCGCAGGCTCGATCCACCGTCTGAACAGATGCTTGCCGGGACCGCACTGCACAAGGCGCTGGAGCTGGCTGATGATGGTGACTACACGAAGCTGGAGGCCGACGGGTACGTCTTCACGGCAGACCTGGATGCGGTATTGGCAATCCCTGCGCTCCGCGAGATCAAGGCCGAGAAGGTCTATTCCATTGACGGTCGCCCGGTCTTGATGGTGGGCAAAGTGGATGCCGTCGAGGGACGGCGCGTCGATGACCACAAGTCCACCGCGAGGTTCGATCCTGATCGGTTCGTTCAGTCTTACCAGTGGCGGTTCTACCTGGACATTTTCGACGCCGATCACTTCCGGTGGAACGTCTTCGAGACCAAAGAGCTTGGCCCCAAGGTCTACCTGATCAACTCGGTCCAGTGCCTGGAGCAGTGGCGATACCCGGGAATGCGGGAGGACTGTGAAGCAGTTCTGTCGAGGTTCCTTGGCTTCGTCGACGTGCACCTGCCCGAGCGATCATGCCAAACACCGGAGGCCGCATGAACAACAACCCCAAAGGGCAACCCCCGCAGCCCACGATGCGAGGAACACTAGGAGAAGCGAAATGCGAGATCGAAGCTATCGTCTCCCCGCAGGTGCAAACCGCGGGTTTCGACGCAGCCGTAAGTCCAGCAATAAGCCCCGCAGTCAGTCCCGCTAACGGTCGAGAACAACTAATTCCCGAGACCAAGGGCAGTCAGTCGGGCAATGAGTCTGGCAGTAACTCTGCAAAGAAACCTCGTTGCTACACCTGTAAGCACCGGCGAACCCTGATCGGCGATGCGCACTCTGAATGTGCTCATCCGCAGATAAATGGGAGCGACCGGATTCTTTCACCACTATTGCTCGCCGGGGGCTCGACACCCCCGGCTTGCAAGCGACTCAACGTCCATGGATCAGAGCATGGCATAAGGAATGGCTGGTTCATGTGGCCAATCAACTTTGATCCAGTGTGGCTGGTGTCGTGTGACGGATACCAACCGAAGGAGGCCGCGTAATGCCCCGCGCACGATCCGGCGAGCAAAACCACATGACCCGCCACCCTGATGCCGTAGTCGTTCGCGCCCGAGAGCTGTACGCACGTGGCCCGCGCACAGGGCTGATGAGCGTGCAGCGCACTCTGGAGGCGGAGGGCATCCACGTCACCAAGGCCACCCTGGCCGGATGGCTGGACTGGCGAAACCGGCAGTCTGCCGGTGGGCCGATGCGGGGTGGCGCATGAGCCGCCGCCGCAACATCCGCACCCAGCGCCGGCTCAAGGATCGCATGCGCTGGGCACAGGTTCAGCCGCAGAAGAAGGGGCGGCGCCGGTGAGCAACGTCCGCGACCTCAAAGCATTTTTCCCGTTCATCGGCATCGGTGGGGCCCCTCGCGGCTTCCAGAAAGCACGCCCGCATATACGGCAGATGACCACCGAGCTGCAGGGCCGCTGGCGAGTGCTCGGCGGCATCGACAACGACGCCGGCGCGGTCGCCAACGCGAACCGGATACTGAATGCCCGAGTCCAGGCTGCCGACCTGTTCAGTGCCGACCAGTACGAGCGCTTCCACGGACGAAAACCGCCCGATGGCTGGCGTGAGCTGACCCCGGCCGACATCCGCGCGGCCGCGGGCGGCGAGACACCCGATCTGATCCTGACCTCACCGCCATGCAAGGGCTATAGCGGCCTGTTGGCCGAGAGCAAGTCCAAGACCGACAAGTACGTGGCACTCAACGAGCTGGCGCTCCGCGGCGTCTGGCTGTGCCTCGAAGCCTGGCGGGATGATCCGGTGCCATTCTTCCTGCTGGAGAACGTGCCGCGCATGCTGACGCGCGGTCGGCAGTTCCTCGATCGTATCGACCAGCTTTTTCGTCACTACGGCTACGCCACGGCCGAAACCGTCCATGACTGTGGCGTTGTCGGGAACCTGGCGCAGTCCCGCAAGCGACTATTGCGCGTCTCGCGGCACATGGAGAAGGTGCCCAACTTCCTGTATCAGCCGCCATCGCATCCGCTGCGCGCCGTTGGCGACGTGCTGGGCAAGCTGCCGGTGCCAGGGCCCGACAGCGACGACCTTCCGCTGCACCGATTGCCACGGCTGCACTGGAAGACGTGGGTCCGCCTGGCGTTCGTCGAAGCCGGCTCGGACTGGCGATCGCTGAACCGGCTTAACGTCGAGAACGGTGTGCTCACCGACTACGGGCTGGTGCCGGCGCATGAGTACCACGCGGGCTACTGCGGCGTGCATCGCTGGGAAGACCATGCCGGTACCGTTGCTGGGCGGAGCAGCCCCACGAACGGCGCCTTCTCGGTAGCCGATCCGCGGTTCGACTCGCGCGACTACGACGGGCAGCAGTACGGCGTGCGCCGGTGGGGCGAGACAACCGGGGCCGTCATCAACGTCAAATCCCCCGGCCAGGGCAGCTTCTGTGTCGCCGACCCACGCCACACCGGCCCGGCGAAGCACAGCAACGAGTTTCGCGTGGTGCGCTGGAAGGGCGAATCGGGCGCCGTCACCAGTGCCCACGGCACTGGGCAGTGTGTGTCTGACCCCAGGGTCGGCGACGGACCGGCAGGCCCCCACTTCCACAACATCTACAAGGTGGTGCGCTGGTCCGGTCCTACGGGGGCGATAACCGGCAGTGGCCGCCCAAGCAGCGGGGCAACCGCGGTCGCAGACCCTCGCCCACACTCAGGCCCACTGTTCGGCAAGTACGCGGTGTCGGCTTTCGACCAGACGACCGGCGTTGTCATCGGTGGCAGCACCACCGGGCAGGGGGCGTTCGCGGTTGCGGACCCTCGGCCCAACATGGACCGGTCGAAGGGCTACCTCACGGGCGGCCACTACGGCGTCCGGCTGTGGCAGGGG